GCTCTCTCCGGAGTCGAGCTATGAGGATGCTGAGCTGGTGATCGGGTATGCGGCGTTTTTGCATCAGCAAAAAGAGGATGTGTCCGCAGGAATGCCGAGGTGGCTGAGATGGGCAATCAACAACCGGATTTTTTCCGAGAAGTTAGGTGGTTGACATGATGAACGATACCATCATCCTCGTCACAGAGGAAACCGTCACGGATGCCACAAAACAAAAGTACAAGCGTGAGGTGCAGACTGACGAGCTGCTTTGTGAACTTCTGAGCATCACACGCACGGAGTGGAGCACGGCACAGCAAGCCGGTTATGATGCGGAGTACAGCGTGAGGATGTTTTTCCTCGACTATTCCGGGCAGCGGACTGCGATCTTCCACGACAAACGATATGCGATATACCGCACATATCGGGACGGAGAGAGAGTGGAGCTGTATCTGGGCACAAGGGTAGGTGAGATCAATGCCGAGTAATGACATAGGTAAAGACCTTGCAAAGATCATGGCGGAGTATACCGACAGCATCCGGGCGCAGATCAATGAGATTGTGGATGATGTCGGGCAGGAAGCCACGGCGATGCTCAAAGGCAAAGCGCCACGCAAAAAAGGCAAGGGCGGCGGCAAATACAGACGCTCGATCACAGTCGAGCTGAGTCATAAGTATGGCAATGCCGGATTTACGGTATACGCCAAAGCACCGCACTACCGCCTGACGCATCTTCTGGAAAACGGACACCGCACACGCCTGAAAACAGGGCAGTACGGTACAAAAGCACAGACATCCCCACAGCCGCACTTTGCACCGGTGCAGGAGTGGGCAGATAAGGAAGCGCTGCGGCGCATCGAGGAGGCGATCAGGAAGTAATGCAGGAAATTTTGACAGAGTTTGCAGAAATGCTTGAAACAATGGAAATTCCAGTTGCAAACGGTGAGTTTCTGGACTTGACGGAGTGTCCGTACATCTCATTTTTTGTGTACCGGAACAACCCTGTCCGTGCTGACGGTATCCCGGTCGCCAACTACGCAGAGGTCGAGGTGCATCTCATCACTAAGGGTATCCGGAACTATGCGCTGGAGGATGCGCTTGAAGCGCTCCTCACGGAAAACGGGTATCCGTTTGTGAGCGACTACACGCAGAACATCGAGCAGCGTGTACATGAAGTGACCTATACAACAACGATTTATGAGTAAGGAGAGATAAAAAATGGCAGAAAAGGCAAATCTCCGCCGCACGATCAGACACGTCGGTTTTGCGCCGATGCGCAGAGGTGCGAGTGAGTCCAGCACGACAGCCAGAGCGTTTGATGATATTATCTGGTTCGAGCACAACGAAGCCGGCGGTCGTGAGTATACAGCAACCGCAAACGGCGAAATGACAAGCATCTATGCGGACGGCTACGAGGTTTACACTTCCGACGAAAACCACGGCTATGACATCCAGCTTCAGCTCCTGAGCGTGATCGACGATATCGACGTGATGTGGCTCGGAAACAGTGTCGGTTCTGACGGCGTGGTGTCTGAGTTTGCAAACAACGTAGAGCGCCCTCGCTTTGCGCTTATCATCATCGAGGATACCGCAGACGGCAAGGGCTGTGTGCATATCTGGTATAACTGCATCGTGGCACAGCGTCCCGACATTGCCGGCAGAACGTCCGACGATTCCGGCTTTGACCAGCAGTTCTTTGGCGTGCAGATCAAGGCGAATCCGTTCGGCGGCGCAAATCTGGTGTACGCAAGGTTCACCGGTCGTGCAACGTTCGATAAGCTGATGTTCCCGGCTGGTGCTGGTCTTGCATCCTTCACGATGACGACCGAGGACGGATCCCTCATCTACCTCAACACGCCGTTCCGCTGCGATGTGGATAGCTATACGTTCAGCACAACTGCGACCAATGTTGTTATTACCGAAGCACTTCCGTTTGCGGCGATTGGAACAGTAGCGATCAACCAGGGCGCTTCGGATACGTTCAGCATCGGCGATCCCATCCCTGTTTCTGGCGGCGCTATCCGTCTGAGGGTGACAGCGTACATCGGCGGCGATTCTCCGCAGATCACCACATACACCTTCACGCCGTCTACCTAAGCGGAGGTAAAGTATGGAGAAGATCATCGAATTTTCCGGGCAGAAAATCAAGTTCCGTGCGACTATGCGCACCCTGCTGATCTACAAGCGGCAGACGGGACGTGAGTATCTGGCAGATGCGGCAGAGCTGCGGAAGATCATCCGCACAGGTGATGATGGAAAACCGCTGCTTGATGCCAACGGAAAGCCCATCATCGACCTTGCTGCGCTCAACACGGAGGCGCTTTGCGGTGTCGCATGGGCGATGGCGAAGACGGCAGACAACAGCATTCCGCCGATGGATGACTGGCTTGACCAGTTTGACGAGTTTCCGATGCTGGAAATTTTGACTGAGCTGTTCCCAATTATGTCTGCGGCGATGAAGGTAGACCGAAAAAACGGATAAGCGGTGACGGAGGCACAGGCGGCAGTTTTCCAACTACGGAGGAGATTGCCGCCTCTCTTTGTGAAAGGGGGTTTCCGATCACCGCATGGGATGAGATCACCGTCGGCATGGCGATCAACTACTGCTGCGCATACGACCGCATGAAGCGCCGTCAGAGGGGCGAACGTGTTCCCGATCCTGAACAGCAGTACAAGGTACTCAAAGCGATGGAACCGACCATCGAAAAACGCTATGCAGAAGGCAAGATCAAACAAGAAAAATACGAATCGTATAAGAAAAGTCTACAAAGATGGGAGGAGATGGTGCAGGATGGCTAATAAAAAAATCAGCGGTCTGACGATAGCAATCAACGCTGACACGTCAGGCGTGACAAAAGGGCTTGGCGCTGTATCAGACGAATCCAAAAAACTATCCAACAACCTGAAAGCGGTCGATTCCTTGCTGAAACTCGACCCGACAAACACGGAACTGCTTGCAGAGCGTCAAAAGCTCCTGTCGCAGAATGTTGAAACGACATCCAAAAAGCTCGAAATGCTCAAAGCGGCGCAGGAAGATGTCAACAAGGCATTTTCAGCCGGGAGTATTTCGGACTCGGAGTATATCGCCTTCCAGCGTGAACTTGTCAACACGCAGAAGCGGCTTGACGACATGACAAAGACGGAGGACGATGCAGCGTCTGCCACGAAAAACCTTGCAAAAGAGGTTGACAGCGCTGACGCAGAATCCGGAAAGTTTGGCGAAACGCTGAAAAATGGCGTGGTAGCCGGTGCGCAGATGGCGGTGACTGCGGTTGCGGCTGTCGGTACTGCTGCTGTAGCTGCTGTCACAGGTGTTGTCAAAATGGCATCCGATACCGCACAGCTCGGTGACGAGATCGACAAGCAGTCGCAAAAGCTCGGAATGAGCGCAGAAGCCTATCAGGAATGGGCATTTATCATGGAGCATTCAGGCTCGGATATCGACAAAATGTCCACGTCCATGAAAAAACTTGCAGAAGCGGCAACCGATCCGTCAGATGCCGTGACAGCGGCGTTTCAGAAAATCGGGATGTCAATGGACGAGGTTGCCGGGATGTCGCAGGAGGAGCTGTTTTCCGCTACCATCACGGCATTGCAGGGCATGGAGTCCAGCTCGGAGCGCACGGCGATCGCAAATGACCTACTCGGCAAGTCGGCTATGGACTTGGGCGCACTGCTCAACACGTCGGCAGCCGACACGGAAGCAATGCGCCAACAGGTGCATGAGCTTGGCGGCATCCTGTCCGATGATGCTGTCAAAAATTCGGCGGCATTTCAGGACAGTTTGCAGAACCTGACAGTTTCGTTTGACGGCATCAAAAACGGTATTGCATCCGACTTCCTGCCGTCGCTCACAAACATGATGGACGGCATCACAGGCGTCCTGACAGGCTCTGACGAGGGCGTCACGACGTTTATGGAGGGATTGCAGGAATTTACTGCAACGGTCGGCGAGACCGTGGACAGCTTGCGTGAAAGGCTCGGCGGTATCGCTGGTGTTTTACTGTCGGCGATCACGGATAACTTGCCGTCCATCCTTGGGCTTGGCGTGGATATCGTCATGGAGCTTGCAGACGGCATCACAGACGCACTGCCGCAGATCGCTGATGCATCGGTGGACATCGTCACGCAGCTCGTGGACGGTCTGCTTGGCATCCTGCCACGGCTCATGGCATCCGGTGTGGATGTCATCGTGTCACTTGCAAACGGCATCGCCAAAGCACTTCCGACGCTGATTCCCGCCGCTGTACAAGCCGTCACAGCCATTGTACAGGGCTTGTCGGACAGCCTGCCTGATATCATCGGTGCGGCGCTCACGCTTGTCTCTGCGCTTGCTGACGGGCTGATAGCGGCATTGCCGGAGCTGATGGAAGCACTGCCGGGAATCATCAGCTCTCTTGTGAACGGATTGCTTTCGAGCATCCCGGAGATCATTGAAACCGGCATCACGCTGTTTACAGCGCTTGTGGATGCGCTCCCGGACATCATAAACGGCATCGTGGAGGTGCTGCCGCAGATCGTGACATCCATCACATCGGCGATTATGGAACACATCCCGGAGATCATGTCGGCAGGATTTGACCTTCTGACAGCACTGATCGACAACCTTCCGGGCATCATCGGACAGCTTATAGCGGCGATTCCGGTTATCGTGGCGGCGCTCTTTCAGGCGCTCACCGAACAGCTCCCGGCTATGGGCGAGTACGGCATGACTCTGTTTACACAGCTTGCAGAGCGTGGCGAGGAAATTCGCACGAAGATCCGTGAACTCATCCCGAAGATCATTGAGAGCATCGGGTCGGCGTTTATGGACAAGTACAACGACTTGCAGCGGATGGGCATGGATATCTTTGACAACGTATCAAACGGCATCCGGTCGGTGCTGTCCAATGCTTGGACGTGGGGTTCTGATTTGATTTCCAACTTCGTGGCTGGCATCTGGGCGAACATCCAGAGCGTTATCAATGCGGCAGTAAATATCGGCAACACCATCCGGGATTATATCGGGTTCTCCGAGCCTGACAAGGGTCCTCTGTCCAACTTCCACACGTTCGCACCGGACATGATGGAGCTGTTTGCGACTGGCATCAAAGATAACGCATACCTCATCGGGCAGAGCTTCACGGAGTCCCTTGCAGGGCTGGAAACGGCTGTCAACTTGCAAGGGGCAAGCGATACACCGTCTGTCGCTCCTGCGGTATCGGCAGGAATGCCGGTGTTTAACGTCAATGTCAGTGTCGGCAGTATCGCCAGTGACTACGATGTGAACCGCATGACAGACCAGATGATGGCGGATATCTCCGAGGGGCTTGCACAGCTTCAGAGCCGGCAGGCGGCGCTTGTGGGGAGGTGATAGGCATGGAGGGCATCATCGTGTCGATCATCACAGGGATATGCAGTATCGTGGCTGTCGCTATCACATCAGCGGCAAGCGGCAAAAAACTGCAACAGCAGCTCGAAGTCTCACAGGCGGTTATGAACACCAAACTCGAAAACCTCACGCAGGAAGTGCGAAAGCACAACGAGTTTTCCGTCCGCATCCCGGTGATCGAGGAGCAGATCAAGGTTATCAACCATCGCATTGACGACTTGGAGCGTGAGCATCATGCGTAAACAGTTTGCAAAGCTCATAGATGTGAAATCCATCGTTACACTGACGCTGACAGCCGTGTTCGCCGTGCTTTCCGTGCGCGGAGACCTGACGGCAGAGCAGTTCTTGACGGTGTTCACGGTCGTGATCTCGTTCTACTTTGGCACACAGTATCAAAAAATCAAGGAGGCGAAAACGGATGCGAAACACAGTGACGATTGACGGCGTTTCCTCGGATACAGTCGGACTGTTTTTTGATAAAATACCATATATCCCATCCGCAAAGCGCAGGGTGAACACATACCAGATACCCGGCGCTGGAGAAGATTTGACGATTTACAGCGGGGATTATGACGATATTCCGATGGTGTTAAGTGCCTACATCAGACCAGAAGCGGACATTCAATCTGTTTACAATTGGATTCATAGCGGGTCAAAAATCGAACTATCGACACAACCCACAATTTACGGAATTATCAAAGTGGTTGGTGAAAACGCACCGTCTAGGACTGGGTGGGATGCTCACAAGATAGATATTCCGCTTACACTTTCGCCGTTCCGGTATCTGCTGAACGATGAGGAAATCATCCTGAGTGCAAATCCGGCGTATATCTCCAACGCAGGGAACGTCCACAGCCTTCCGTTATACAAAATGACAGGGTGTAGCGGAGACGTTTCCCTCGCTGTCAACGGCGTGCAGCTCACGATCACGGACGCGCCGGCTGATATCTATATAGATACGGCATCTGAAACGGTCTACACCATCAATGCAGGAGCAAAAGAAAATATGCTTTCCAAAACGTCCGGAGAGTTTTGGAACCTGGCATTAAACCCAGGGACAAACGTCATAGCTTGGGGCGGCACGGTTGGCAGCGTGTCTGTAAACATCAGAACGAGGTGGGTATGATGGCACAGATCAATCCGCTGTATCCGATCACAGAGCTGACGCAAGCACAGTATGATGCACTTAATGTCAAGAACCAGGATGTTCTGTATGCAATCCCGTTTGACGGTGTTCCACCATCACATCAAAGACCAGCTCCCGGAAGCACTTTGCCTTGCTTTTTGATAACACAGGCAGACTATGACTCACTTGGAACTTATGATGGAAACACCTTGTACTGTATCCATGCCTACGACGAAACAAAAATCGCGGCTGTGCTGCTGGATGGAAACGACAAGCCGACCGATCACATTGCATATTTTGACACGATAAGAAGTGCACAGTCGTATTTGTATAGATCCGATTCATCAAAGAGATATTTGCTATATATTGGAGAAAATGCTGGAATCACTGAGATAGCATATGCCGCTCTTGGCGGCATAAAAACATTGCAGAAAGTCCGCATACCAGATAGTGTGATTTCGATAGGGGAAGCAGCTTTTCAGGAGTGCTCAAATCTTGCGGCCATAGATGGCATGAATGAAATTAGCAGCATCGGAAAGGCTGCATTTAGTAAATGTACAAGCTTGAAAAACATTGATCTTCCGGAAGCACTGGTTACAGTGGGACATGGTGCTTTCCAATATTCCGGACTGGAATCAATTGTTATTCCAGATAGTGTTACTTCTGAGCTGTATCAAATTTGTTTGGGGTGTTCTAATTTACACACCGCTACAATAGGCGCGTCTGTTTCAAAAATTTATACAAACGCTTTCAAGGACTGCACAAGCTTAACGAACGTTCTCATAAAGGACGGTGTTCCGGAAATTAGTAATAACTCTTTCAGAAATTGCTTGTCTTTAACCTCTATCAGTATTCCTCATAGCGTATCTGCGATGGATACGGTGTTTGCCGAATGTACAAATCTCTCTGAAATCATTGTTGATGCTAAATGGGGAGATGTAACGCCGACTTCCTGGTATCCACCAACGGCACTTTATTGTTGGGATGCTCCAAATGCTACAATAACATGGACCAGGGGATATCCGGCGATCAAAATTTCAAATGGAAGTTCAGTCGTAAAATATACAGACAATATCGGAGAAGCATCTAATTTTGTTCACAATGGCTCTTCTGGTGATAGATACTATGTTGAAATTAGTGGTGACACTATAACTTCTGTTGGTGGTTTCGCCAACAGTCAGTATCTATATGGAATATCAATGAACGCCAATTCGATTACAACTATTGCTGATGGGGCTTGCTACGGATGCTACAATTTGGCTACGGTCGAAATAGGAGCGTCTGTTTCCAGCATCGGAAACTCCTCATTTGCAAACTGCACAAACCTATCTACAATCAAAATAAATCTGCCAGAAAGCAGCAT